TCTGTGTATTTCATACCAATACTTTCAGCAAATTGTTTCACAGTCAAAGCATTGAAATATTTCGCCAAATGTGTAGGAGACCCACAGATTTTGTCGTCTCCTAAAACAGTGTCTGTCAATTCATTAAATTCATCTACTGTGGCAAGAATTCCTTCCTTTTCTTTTTCAACATATAATACGAGTGCTGTTAAAAACCTGTTAATTAATGAATTGAAAAACGCAGTAACCCAACACCCTGACGGCATTGAATGCGTAGTTAAAACCAATTTTTCTTTAATCAATACAAAAGTTCTAACCATAGAATCCAAAAGTACTCGCAATGTCTCTGGTTCTTGTCCCTTGTAAAATTCCATAACCAAATCTGAAATAGCATCTTGAATTTGGGCAGGAGCTCCTCCATCCCAATTACCAAAATCTCCATCAAAATTAATATAACATTTTTTAAGTCTTTGATAAAGTTTGTTCCAATGCTTATACGGATTCATTCCAATAGCTATTTGATTATTCCACATGTTTTTCTTACAATGAGCAAATAATTTTCCTATATATTTCTTTACTAAAAAAGTGTGATGTAAAGGAGCCACTCTAAAAGAACGAGGCTTGTCTTTCTTTTCTGTTGTGCGTAATTCGTCTTTGAATGATTCGTAAAACAATAATTCTTCAACTGTAGTTTGATCACATTTACAATTCCGTATAAAACTATCTATTTTCTCTTTAAAAAGAGGTGTAATAGCTCCTTCTTCAAAGTCAATATACAGTGTCTTATCTTTGTTGTATCCAAATCCATTAACGGACAATTTGTTCAAACTCGCTAATTCTTCTTCTTTTATACCTTTAACTACTTCTTTATCTGATAAATCTGCAAATTCCACAAAAAATTGTCTTATACATTTTTTCCCAAATTCTATGGCATCATTAGAAATGTATGGAATTGGTTTTAAAGACTTTTTTGCTATCTCCGACAACGTCTTACTACCAAAGCTCAAAAAATTAGGAGGAACTTTTTCTCCCACAGCTAAGGCTTCTGCAGTTAAAGATTCATGCAATTCACTCTTATTCAAAGTAGTTTTTTGAAGAGGTCTTTTTGAATCAAAAACGTTATTAAACAATTTTAACCCAGAATAATTCGGGTCTTCATTTAATTTAATTTCAAAATGTTGGCTCTCCCTAAAACTCAAAAGAGTTTTTAATTCTCTTAAAACTCTTTTCGGAAGCGCGAACGCGAATCCATTGGAGGATGTACCAGCTACGTGTATTCCACACAAACCAAATTCCGCATCAACCAACAAACTTCCGCACAATCCTGGAGCAGTAATGGAATATTCAATCCCTGCTCCTGGTTGTACTGTAAAAGACCTATTTAAAGTTGGAGTTTGTACTTGAAATGCATCCATATTTATTGTAAAATTGTTGTCCAAACTTAATGCAGCCTGAGAATTGACAAAATACATACGCCTTGCATTGTATGGAGCTTCAAGCTCCAAATCTTTCGTGAACAAACTGTGTGTTGCATCTTTATATATAGGAACAGTCAAGGAAATCTCAACAATAGCCATATCATATTCTTTCCATTCTTTAATAACTTTAAATGGAATATTGTTGCACTCATAAGAATTATTGCTATAACTCTGCCAATCTCTAAATACATTGGCTACTCCCTCTAATGTGTCATATGAATGACACTGGACTACTATTCTTCTTCCTGATACTATTCCTTGTGCTACATTTTTATAACCTGATTTACTAATTAATTCTATTATTCTCATTTTTGAACACAATGAAGAGATTCTAGTGCTGACATCCATAGGACGATGAGACAAATCTTTTAATGTATCATTACCCTCATTTACAATTGCAGAAGGTAATGTTCTCCTCACATAATCTCCATGCGCAGCTTGCCAAGTTTTGACACTCTGCTCTCTGAATGTATTTTCTGAAAGTCTTTGTGGAGAAACGTCTCCAACTATAAATTCATAAAATTTTTGACCTGCCATAGCGACCATTACCTGGAACATACCTTGTAAAAATCCTGAAGCTATAGAATTTTCATTGAAAAAATTAGAAACATCTGTTTTTAAAAACTCATAAGCTAAAATTGTTTTTTCTAAAAATTGATCTTTTAAAAAAGAAAAATATTCTCGGAAAAGATCCACATTGTCCTTCGTCAATTCAGATAAGTAAGAAAAGCTAGATTGAGAAGAAGAAACGTCATAATATTCAGTATCTGTCAATTCGTTTAATTCTTCTACTGTGGAGGGCACAACCACTTCTTCTTCTCCTTTAAATTCTCTAACCATATTATCTATTTCAATTTCATCGCTTCTAGTTAAAGCATTTCCTATAAACATTTCTTGTTGTTTATTTAAGAAAATCGATATCATGGAATACACCCAAGCTACTGTTTTATTGACGTTTTCCATAGGACATTTTGAATTTAATCCGCAATCAGATTGTGGACCTACGAAATTAGTGTGCCAAGTATTTGTTAAATGATCAAACTTTTTGTATTGCACATAACCCTTCATCTTACCCTTATCAAACAAAATATTGTCAAAATTAAGCACGTGACAGCGTCTAAATAATGCGGACGGTTCGGCTATACAATCAGACTTAGTAAAACTATGCAAATCTGAAAAATGATTAGTAGTTAATAATAATAACTTACTATTAAAATATTTCGTATTCTTGGACCTTGCTTCAGCACAATCCAAAGGAAATTTAACGGGAGACACAAAGTTTATTATCTGCCTCCATTGAGAAACTCCCTGTTGTCCGACATCATCCATAACGAACACATCTTGATCTAAATAATCATCATAAAAATCTTTGGCTGCGTCCACAGATGGACAAGTATGATTATATATAGAATATTGTTTTTTCGTTAAATAATCTATAACTTTATTCATCAAAGTAGACTTGCCTGAACCAGCTTTTCCTTCAAACACAATACATACAGGTTCACTGCGTGCTGATACTCCAAAATTAGAAGCCAACTTAGTCATAATTTCCAAAGTGGAATATTGTTGGGCATAAACTTTATACAAAGGATTAACTAATAAAGATTGTACATAGTTGTTAACTTTTAAATTTTTATACAATTCAACACATTCGGCTCTCACTACGGGATCAAAAATAACTTGATTATTCTTTTGGTATTGTATTGTTATTGCACTCAATCTGTGAGTTAATTTTAGACCTTTCACAAAATTCAATGGTTGAGACAACAAATCTATTATAACATCAACAATTTCTAACTTGTAAGTTTGTTTAATCCACATCAAAATATCATAACAAACTTCCAAAAATTTTTGTATTAAATCCATAATAATATTAGGAGAATCCAACAATTTTTTGTTCGTTATTAAAGATATTTGTTTAAGACTTTTCATGATAGAATCGGGTAATCCAAAACATGCTAAAATCAACATTATTGAATCTACGCTAGTCAAATCTTCTAAAGATTGCGAATACGAATTGTTCGAATTCTTCTTTTTAAAATCCGTAAATCGCATAAGCATAGAATGCATTCTAACGAAAAATTTTAAAGCTGAAATGGGTCTCCAAAAAAATGGATCACTTAGCTCTAATGTCAATGTCATTGCATCCATAACCCACGCCACAAGCTGAGGGTTATTGTAATTATTAGCTACTTTTATAACAAACTGACCTGTATTCTGTATTCCTGCAAACATCTCACTAACTGCATCAAACAGCCCTTGAGATTGCATTTTTGGTTTGACTATAAATAATTTAAAACTTTTCTTATTTACAACGTGAACACTATAATTATTATATTTAGTAAATAACCATTGTGATACTAATTTATTGGGTAAAAAATAAAGCAGATTTCTAGAATAATCTAAAAAATATTCTCCTACATTATTATTTGTTAAATTTTTAAAAATTACATTTTCTAATCCTACGTTCTTTAAATATTGTATAACTCTGACCTGTACATTTTGTAAAGTTTTAGTTACTTGTTTATTTACGTTTTTCTTAAGAATAGGTTGTTCTATTCTCCCTAATCCTAGGGACTCTAATTTATCATCAAATTCTTCTTGGGTCGTTAGGTTAGCACTAACAGAGCTCGGGAAAGAAACAGATTCCCACTGTGCGCATTTACTCCATGGGTGCATTACGCGTTTGTTTAAATAGTTATTTGATACAATATCTGGCACAACCCTGTTATTGTTAAAAAATGAATATAGGTTCTTCCTTCTTTCATTAGTGAGATTTTCTTTGAAAGCGTTGCTCTCTAACGCTCGGATGTGACTCTCCTCACAACTGGATTGATTTGTTAGGTAAGCACTAACAGAGCTCTGGAAAG